TTTTTTAATAACAAATCATATACAGATAAAGTTTATAATAAAGCTATAGATGATATGATTAAAGATAAAGATAGATAATATGCCATTTAAAATGAAAGGATTTCCTTTTTCAGGAAGTTCAGCACTTAAACAAACAGAATCTCCAGCAAAATTTTTTGGATCAAAAGGAAAAACAAAGATAGTTGTAAGAGGTGATAAAGATAAAAGCAGAACAAAAGCAAAAAATATTGGACAAGGTTTCCCAATGACAGAAGATGGGAAAAAAGTTACTACACATCCATTATATGAAAAATTAACAGCAAGTGAGAAAAAAGCTTATAATGCTCTTACTCCAGAACAAAAAATTAACGTAAATAAAAATAAAACATTATCTCAACTTAAAAACGCTTTAGGTGGATATGAACCTGATTACGAAGGAGGAGATTAAAAATTATAACTATGCCATTTAAAATGAAATACACAAAAGGATCTTTTCCTTACAAAGGAGAAAGTCATGACTTTGTGCATAAAGGTGGTTATAAAGTCATTAAAAAAGATTTAGAAGAAGGTGTATTAGGAGAAGCTAATAATGATGGTACTATATACATAGACGAAAGTATACCTTCAGGTAGCGCAAAAGAAAAAGAAGTTATTAAGCACGAGATGGTTCATCAAAAAGATATGGAAAATGGTGATTTAGGATATACAGATACAAACGTTACTTGGAAAGGTAAAAAATACGCTAGAAAAAACGGTAAAATAAATTACAAAGGAAAATGGATGGAAGAAGGTGACCATTCATTACCCTGGGAGAAAAAAGCACATAACGCATGAGTCCATTTAAAATGAAAGGATTTCCTATGATATCAGGAACATCCCCAGCAAAATTAGCAGAAGTATATGAATATTTAGATGATGGCACTAAAAAACAAATATCTTATAAAGAAGGTGTTAAAAAAGCAAACCAAATGAAGCATATTGAATTTACAGGAAAAGATTTAATAAAGGCTTTAGAAACTGGCGCTTTAGATGAATTTAACAGTCCAGATCAACAAGATGAAGTTAAGCAAATGATTGCTGATGAAAAAGCCAAACTTAAAGGTAATTTAACTAAAGCTGAAATGGAAGAAGCTAGCAAACCAGAAAATACAATAAATATAAAACTTAAAAAATAAAATGGGAAAATTTAACAAAGCATTTAATGCAAAAAATCCGTTTGTAAATAAAAATACTGAAGGAAGCGCAATAGCGTATAACTCCGCAATGGCGTCTCCTTTAGCTTTTACACCACCAGAAGAAATGACAGAAGATCCAATGGAAGCAATGGGAGCAGTAGAACCAACAGCAGAAACCGGTAAAGGAAGAGGAATTACACCAGGTGATGACACAACCAAAACTGATAAAAAACCTAGTAAAGTTGGCGTATGGGAACCTGGAGACCCTTGGATATTTGGACAAGAAACAGGAGAGGTAAAAAGAGATGAACATGGTTTATATGTTGTTATGGGTGAAGGAGATGATTTTTATCGTGGAGTAGATGAAAATTATGATAAAAAATTATATATACCACAAAAATTTGTAGGTGAATTAAACGCTAAAGAAGGAGAATATATACACGATTTAGATATTGGTTATGAAATGATTGACGGAAAATTTACTGTTGTTGGCGTGGAAGTAGGTGGTACACCAGAATAATTATGAGTATAATAAGTAAAATATTCTCCGCAGGAGCCGGAGAGCTAGTTAAAAACGTAGGAGGTGTAATAGACAATCTTACGACTAGTAAAGAAGAAAAAATGGAGGCTGAACGCAAAATCAAAGATATGATTATGGGTTACGAAGCTGAAATGCAAAAACAAGTAACAGAGCGATGGAAAATGGATATGCAATCTGATTCATGGCTTAGTAAAAATATAAGAC